AACATGTCTCGTTCAAAATAATCCTTGAAGTAGGACAACATGCGTTCTTTTGAAGCTTGAGTGGTGATCCAGCCTATGGAGTTGGTCAAACCGCCTAGAGTATCGTTCTTCCTCCAGATGTAATTTTGCATGGAGGAAAGCACGTTCATTAAGGCTTCGCCTTGCGCTTTGTTGGTGCTGGCGAGGGCGTTGGCTTGCCTTTTGAGGTTGCGGAGTTCTTGGAGGACGGGCTGACCTGGGCCGTTGACTTCGAGGTTGAGCGTGGAGTTTTTGTAGGCTCCGGCGAGGTGGGCGATAATCCAGGCGAACTGGTAGGTGTTGAGTTCTGAGGTGGCGAACTCAGCGACTTGATCCAGTCCATCAGCGTAACATCTAAAAATTTGTATACAGAAACGATCAGCCCAATCAGAACTGCCATAAGCAGGGTCAGCACCAATAACGTAATATCCATTGTCAACGGGTTCCTCCCATATCTTGAGTGTGCCTAACTTAGGCGATGATTTGATAACTTCAGTGTCTTGGAAGTTTAGGCCCATGATGTATCGGTAATAATCAGGGACTTTTTTCCGGCTTGCCTTCATGGCGTCCGTGCACTTGCTGTTTGAGAAGAACGAGCTTCCGGTCATCACAAATGCGTAGTCTTCGGTCGGCGGAAACTCTTGGTACATGAGGGCATCGTCTTTGATACCTTCGGACAACTTCCAACGCCACCAAGCAATCTGACGCGAGTTAATCTCAACGTTGTAGAGCTTCTTAATGTCCTTTACCCATTCTTTCTCATCGGGTGTGAGCTTGCCGTCCCAATAAACTTTGTAAATTGGATTATCGGCACCGACTGAGTAGAGCTCGTTACGCCACCAACCGCAGAATATTGCCCGTTGAGTCCTAGCTCGTTTGGCGGTGGCGTACATGTCATGGAACATGTTGAAGCCGCGGGCGGTACTTTCGAACATGTACATTCGGAGAGGGTTGGTTTCAGCCAAAGATGCGAGCAGAGACGCAAGCCCCTCCTCATCACCCCATGAAGAAGTTTCTGTTCCGTGTAGGTAAGTGATTGCTTTACCACGGCCCAAGCTCCCTTTAGCTCGCAAGCCAGCCACCTGATAAAACAGACGGCTTCGGTTCTTCAGTGACAGTTGGTTACGATTGTGCGCGAGAAGCGGTATTTTATATTCCTTCGGCAACCCGTCCATGTACATGGCAAGGGTCGAACGAAACATGTCCCTGTTCTCTTCAGTATCAGTTGTGAGGGTGCCTTGAAGTCCAGGATTGATGAAGTGCCAGTAAAGGTCCAGAGCGAGACTGATAGTGGTAATGCCAAGCTGGCGGCCTTTAAGGATAACAAAGAAGTGGATGTCATCTTCAAGTCCTTTGGCTATTTCTTCCATGACATAGGTTTGCGTGCCAAGAAGATTATCCATCTTCCGCAAGCCCTGTTCTTTGGTTTCAATCTTTAACTGTTTGCAGAAATTGTAAAACTGCTGAAGGTCAAACTTCATTGTTGAGCTTTATCAATTGAGGAAGTTCTTTAACCACGCGCTCTTTGACTTCATTCGAAGTATCGCGCAAGCCGTTCCAGTTCCAATCATGGGTGACAAATTCTGTCATGGCAGCTTCGGCAACATCTTTAGCCATGCCACGCGGATCACGTTGATACTGTTTAAGATATTCTTTTAATAGCTGTTTCATTTGAACCTCTGGTACTTTGCAACGCCATAACCTTGTGCGGTCAACGTCATGCCAATCAGGGTAAATCCTTGGTCACACAGCAAAGCGTCACAGGCTCTCCGGTTGCGTTCATTGTGATACTCGTAGGTCACAAATTGAGTTTCAGACAGGTCAAGGCGGGTCAGGATATAAACCTCAGCACCTTCGCAATCCAGCTTAACGATATCATACGACACTAGGCTCTCCGGTGTCGTGACATCAATCTCAATTACGTTATCGGTTTGCTCTGTACCCTTGTACTGACTGCACTCGCCAGCGTTGTGCTTGCCTACATAAATCTTATCAAGCTCAGGATCTCCAACTGCCGACATGTGCGGCACAATGTAAGACAATCCAGCAATGTTCGATAACAATAATTCATAATTGCTTTCAACCGGCTCATAACAATCAATCTGAGCGTCAGGCCATTTCAACTTGGCCCACACCGTGTAAGCACCGCAATTAGCGCCAACATCAAGGATTAACGGACCTTCACCCTCGTAAGCAATATCATACTCGCCATCCAACACCTTTCGGCAGTGCGGTATCATGTCTACAGGGCAATTAAACTGGCGTTCGTTTCGTACTTCACCACCGTGTGCCATCTCAGCGTCCCTTCTGTTGATGGTGCTCTCAGCACGACTTGAACGTGCAACCTACGCTTTCGTAGAGCGTCGCTCTATCCAGTTGAGCTATGAGAGCCTGCGAAGCCCGCCGACCGAGACAATCCGGCCCACTGTCTTCATTTCAAGCGAGTAGTCTGGTTGCGGAGACAGGACTTGAACCTGCGACCTCCTGGTTATGAGCCAAGCGAGCTACCAACTGCTCTACCCCGCAACTCAGATATGCCAGATACTACCTGATGCGTCAAGCAGCATCAATCTTGGCAATCAACGCCTGAACGTCTGCCTCAGCAGCAGCCTGAGCTACCTGCGCCTCAAGGTCAGTAACCTTAGTCTGTAACTCAGCTACCGTGCCTTCAAGCGCAGTCTTAGCATTAGCCCAATCAGCCTTCAGATTAAGAAGACCCTCTACCTTAGTAACCAGATCAGAAAACGACATGTGAACCTCCATTGCAACGAGGTCTCCCTTATAACTGAATTTTTTTTTGGGGGGAACAGCATGTGGGGTGCACGCTCCAGCCACCCCCTTGGACCAGAGCAGGGACAAAGTGCCGGTCTATCTAGCTATAGTCTATCAGACGACACAATAGGACTAATCTATCTATCTATAGATAATAGATAGCTACAAGCTACATTGAAACGTCAGTTACCCATATAGATATCTAACGTCCAATGACGATACGGAACACATGAATTTTATTCACGTCAGAGATGAGAGCCACTCATCAATTCTCCCTATCATGAGCATGACCGTCTGTTAGCTATGATATAGCTGCATAGGAGACATACCAATATAACATACATAGTGACAATAAACGCTATTGACATATATTGTAACTAATGTATATTAGTAACTGTAGACGTTAGATAGAGCGTCTATATATTATCTATATAGAGAAGCTAGCTTAACTAGCGCAACCAGGAGATAGAAAAATGAAAAAGAAACATATCGTAAAGCTAACACGCGACGTTGACGTGTTCATATTTTCTGATGCTGGGGGAAATACTGATGATGAAACGCCTTTCACGTTTCGCGCAGGCGAACGGTCTTTCCATAGCTTGGCAGAGGCATTTTCTTTTCAATGCCACATGAACACGCAACACGGTCAGGGCACAGCTTTATTAGGTAAGCGTGATAGCAGTGGCGAGATCGCGCTCTGGGTCTAACGTGACAATCTTAGACCAGCTCTAACAAGGGCTGGTTCATAGATTGCCATAGAGCAATCGCAACCGAGGAGAGATAGACATGAATACCTATCACGTTGAAGTCACTGATACATTCGCAGGCGAAGCAAACTATTCATGGGTAAAGCGTGAGACGCTGACCATGCCTGAGCTTACTCATTATGGATATGACGGCTCATCTAATTACGTCAAAGCTAATAAAGCTTATCGTCGTCAATTAGTACGTAAGGCCAAGGCTTTAGCAGGCTGGACAGGCGAGCGCTGCAACATCGAGGATTATGGCGATATGATCCGCATCGAGCCTCGCAATGCTTGCATGGTAGCCTTTGTAACCTACGCTGAATAAGGGGATTATCATGGATTATTTAGGCTATTACATCCGCAAAATCGGTAAAGATTGGGCGGTTTATGATTGGGATTATGAGAGCGAACATCTTGTTTTCATTGCCAAAAATCAAAGCCAAGCTATGGCATGGATAGAGCGTAGATCATTCTAATGACAGCTTGACAATCTAGCATAGGCATGACATGTTGTGCCTATTGTAGATTGCCAATAACGAGCAATCACATCGGAGAGAAAGGATATCACAATGTCTTACAATGGCTGGACGAACTACGCGACATGGCGGGTTAATCTCGAAGTTTTCGACGGTGACGTATTTACGTTACGCGGCGCGGATGAACTCAAAGAATATGTTCACGATTACATCTATGAAACGACCTCAGAAGGATTAGGCCGAGATTATGCTCTTGCTTTCCTGTCTGACGTAAATTGGCATGAGATCGCCAAGCATATCAAGGAAAACTATGAGGTTGACGATGAGCCAAGCGATGAGGATTGCGGCGTGCTCGAACAGGCCGCTTGGCACGATACTAGTGCAGAACTAGCGTGAAAGGTGACGCAATGAGCAGTTCAGACACGCTTGCGGCACTTTATGAAATGACGGTTTGGCTTGCATTGGTGGCAACCGTTTGGGCAATCTCTGACAAAATATGGGG